TTAATATGATATACTGGGCGTATCTGGAACGGATACGTTGCTTCTAGGTTCAACCGAATCGGGGAAATAGCTGAGGTGCTGAACAGTTCCATGACGGAATTTTTCAAGAAAAATGATTCCGTAAGGGCGAGACCTGACTATCTTGCAGACAGCATCAATCCTCTTCCGCTAGGAAAATCCGATATGCGCCGGAACAGGCCATCCTGCAATGGTGTTCCGAACAAACAGATGTTACGGACTCGGCATCATGTGTTCGAACATCGCAACTTTGCTGCCTTATGCCAGCCGCGTCATTGAGACGCTTCCACGGCTTGCTCCGGCACTGTTCGGACTGCTCGAAGGGGCCTTGAGGAGGAACGCATGGCGGATACCTGCTGACTGTGCCGATTGGGGCTTTTGACGAGGATACCGCCGTGTCTCGGAAAACACGTCGAATGGGATTGCGGAACTGCACGCCAGTGCCGTTTGTCCCGTTTCATAGCCAGATAGGAAGGAAAAGATATGAGTCTCGGAAAATGGATACCTGTGGTGATTGCGATTTTGACCGCTATAGCGGATGAGATGGACGAGTAAAAACGGTGGAGGCTGAAAAATCAGCCTCCACCTTTTATTTTTTTTATTTCAAAACTTCATCCTATACGGGCAGCGGACAGAAAAAAGAAAGATGAATTTTCCCAATCTATCTGAAAATTTCCCATTGGTTCATCTAATATAGCGGGATAAAAGGGCTTGCAAAAAGAAAAGCCTCTTAGAGCATCTCTCTAAGAGGCTGAATTTTCTGGTGCGCCCGACAAGAATCGAACTTGTGGCCTACAGCTTAGGAGAAAGCCGCGCCCAATGCCCAGGGTTGCCCGGTATAACTTAATACTTTGATTTTCAAGGCTATGTGGTGTAACGCTTTGCCCATTGATACCCGTGAGAACTAAAAAGGTGGGTGACATATGGGTGACACGAAAGACGACACTAGCGAAGACCAAGCCACCAAGAACCAATGGCACACCATACCAGGAAAAGAAGGGATACTCTACCGAGAACACTCTACCAGGAAAAACGGCCGTGTCCCGGACAGATGCCTGTCTATCCGCTATCGTGCTGGCGGCGGAAAGCGTGTCCACGAATCGTTGGGGTGGACGTCGGACGGTTGGACGGTTCCCAAGGCCGTGGCCCTGTTGCGGGAGATAAAAGAGAATATCCGTATCGGCGCACGCCCCCAGTCTTTGCGCGAGAAACGCACCATGGCGGAAGCCGCGCGCATTGAAGAACAGCGCCTGGCCAGCCGGGCAAAGCTGAAGGAAATAACCTTTGGAGAATTGGCTGAACACTACCGGGCTTGGGCGAAAAAAAACCGCATTAGTTCCGGCCAAGTGAGCCAACTTCTGGACATGCACATTCTTCCCGAGCTTGGGAGCCGGTGCGCCTATGACGTCACGCCTGACGACATAACCACCCTTCGGGACATACTCGCACAGAAACATCCCCAAACAGGCCGCGGCAAGAACAAAAAAGACGCCAGACTTGCGGCCGGGACGGTTCTTCATGCGTTGAAGGTGGTGCGGGAAGTTTACAACTTCGCTTTGGAGACGTCCGCCCCGGATGCGCCCGGGGTGATGCTGTTCACGGGGATAAACCCGGCGCGCATGAGCAAGCGCGGCCGCGGGGTGCGGATGCCGGCATATGACTCGCGCCGCTTGCGAATTTTGAACGATGACGAAATAGCGTCCCTCTTGAGCTTCCAAGGCCGCAGGTCCGCTTACGGCGAAATTCACGACATGATTTTGTTCTCTTTGGACACCGGCGTCCGCGCCGGCGAACTGGTGAACTTGAAGCGTGAATCCGTAGACCCCAAAGACGGCACCATCCGCGTCTTGATGGGCGCGAAGGGGTCCGAGCGGTCCACCAAAGGCGGGGAAACACGAGTTGTTCACGCCGGGCAGTTGCACCCGGAATGCCTCCAGATGTTGCGGACCCACTTGGCCACGCCGTCTTCCAGTCCGTATCTGTTCCCAGGTGTTGGCGGTGCCGTCAGAGACGCCAACGGAATGAACCGCATCATGCGACGCATCATGGCCAAGCTGCATTGGAACGATAACGTGGATGACGCCCGGAATATTGTGGTATGGCATACGCTTCGTCATACGTTCGCCACGCGGATGTTGGAAGCCGGGGTGGACATTTATGTCCTCAAAGAATTGATGGGGCATTCCAGCGTCACCACGACGGAAATTTACTTGCATTTGTGCAACATGAAAAAACGCAAGGAAGCCTAGGCCAAGATTGCCTTGGCCAAGGTATGGGAGAGCAAAGAAGAGAGCCGCACGGCTACAGTTGAGGCGTGACAATCGTTTTGACCCCCAATTTTTCAAGGTAGGCCAGAAAAAAGACGGTGGGATAGACCACGGCGTCCCCTATCTTTTGCCGGACAAGGGGGCCGTTGCCCAAGTAATCATCATTCGACACCTTTTTGGATGACACCGCGCCGCCGGTGAACCATTTGACCTCTTTTCGGGCTATCATGGGCGGGAGTTTGTCCAGGTAGGCCCCAAGGACTTTCAATTCCGGTGCCGGAGGCAAGGGGGTTGTTTGATTTTTCATCTTACAACTCGCTATTATTTTTCTCTGTTCCCAAATGGGCGGCGATAATGGCACGGCCGAACATTTCCACCAATTGAGGAACTACGGCGTTCCCAAGCCCTTTCAAGCGGTCCACCCGACGGGGAACCCCATAAGCCACTCGACCCATTCCGGGTTCAGTTGGCCACTTTCTCCATGGCGGATTAAATATCCGGCCAAGTTGTCCCGCGTTGCTTGCGAAGGTGGAAGCGTCGCGTTCTTGGCTTCCTGGGACGCCGTTGGCGTCGGAACAAAGCCTCTCTCTCTCTCTCTCTCTCTCTCTCTCTCTCTCTCTCTCTTGGCCACCGCCGTGGTCAAATCGTCTCCACCACTCCCCTGTCTCGTCTTTCGGGAAAAGTCCGGTCCAGAGGGATGCGCTTTCGGAGTTGGCCAAAGGTGGACAGCCGCAGACAGATAAGGGTTCCCCCGTCCGTCTTTCCGGCTCGGTCCCCCGTTGGGTCCATCGGAAGCCATCGGCGTGGGCCAAAATCCATACTCTGTCACGTCGGTGCGGGGCATCGACGGCACAAGCCGGAACAATAAGCGGTTGGCTGGCGTATCCGAGACTTTCCAAGTCAGATAGCACCGTGTCGAGGCCCAAGCTGACGTGGCCAGCAACATTTTCAAACAGGCACCAAGCGGGCCGGACAGACGCAACAATCCCGCACACGAAAGGCCAGAGGTGACGGTCATCTTTCGCGCCCTTTCGCTTCCCGGCAACGCTGAAAGGTTGGCAGGGGTAACCCCCGGTAATAACATCTGACGGAGGAAGACTCGTTGTTGAGATGGTTGTGATGTCCCGCCACCTTGGGACAATCGGCCAATGTTTTTTGAGGATTTCCGTGCAGTAGTCATCTATTTCTATTTGTCCTATACACGTCATTCCCGCGCGTTCCAGCCCTAAAGAAATGCCGCCGATACCCGCGCAGACGTCTATAAAAGTCATGTGTTGTTGCATAACACCGCCTTGCAGAATGCGGCCCCACAGATTTCACAAAAAATAGCCGTCAATTTGGGCATGGGTCAGCCCCCGGCATGGGAAAGCCCAAGCCGGTCCCCAGTGCCAAGGGACAAAACTTCGCCAGACGGCACCCTGTGCAATCCCGTTCCGCCCGGTACTCATACAGACAGGCCGCCAGGTCCCCCACCAATTCCGCTGCCGTTTCCACTGTCGGGACCCAGTCATCCACGACAAAGTACACGGCGTCGGGGATGTATTTTGCGGCGTTCGCAGCTATGACGCCCAAAACAGGGATTCCCATGGCGGACGTCCAGCCAAGCTCAAGCAAGGCCCTTTCCACCCCGGTGAAAAAGAAAATCGTCAAATCCGCTTGTTCCGCGGCGTCTTTGGCGGCCTGAAGATGCTTCCGGGGGATAGGGTTGGATTTGCAGTTAAAGAAAGAAACGGACACATGGGGGGAGGCCGCGCACAGGGCCGCCTTGATGGAATGGACGCCCGGGGCCGAAGTGATGACATGAACTTCCAACACGCTTTCCTCCTGGAATTTGGGGGCGGGTTGACCGGACCCGCCCCCGGGGGACGCCTTGGGGCCATCGGGTCCCCAAGGTTTCCGGCTTGGCCGGAAAGTCATTTGGTAACCAGCTTTTCCACCAACTGTTGAATGGCCACTATGGCCACTATGGTTTCGTGGCCGTCCATGGTAATGCGCGCCCGCTCCTCTTCCACTATCTTGCCGTCCAACAGGGAGTCGGAAAGCGTCTTGAGGTACAAGGCAAACTTGCTCACGGTTTCCACCATTTGTTCCGTCAACGGTCCGATGTCGCCGCCCGTCACGGACGGCAACTTGATGAAGACGCCGTCACGCCACCGTGCCAATTCCTGAAGGGGAATGTCCGAATCCACCAGGTCAAGAAGTCGGGGGACCAGGTCCGCGCCCAACTTGTGCCCGGGTTGGCGGGATAATTCGGACATCATGGTTTTGTAGTCGCGGCCCAACAATGACGCGATAGTTTCCGCGGAAAGGCCGCTCGGAGCTTTTTTGACAAGAGGGTGGAAAATGGCGGACAGGACGGGTTCTTGTGCGGACTTCATGCGATTTTTACCTCGGTTTTCGCGTGGTCACAGGCGGAAAAAAGCGCCATACAGGGGCAAGCGGCCCGAGGGCCGCCGCCCCCGCGGGCGCTAGGCGGAAGCCCCTTCCGGGGAAGCTTGCGGGCGTTTTCCGGGCGCGATGTCCCGGGCTTCGGGAAGCAGCTCTTCCGGGATGCCGGCCTCGCGCAATTGCGAAAATCGCCAAGTGGAAATGTGGTCTTTCAGGCACAGGCGGAGCGCGGAAGCGCGGCTTATTCCAATCTTGCGCCCTATGGCCGCGAAACTCCGTTCGTCCCTGTTCTGGCGTTGCCAGAGGCAGAACCGTTCTTGCCGGGTAAGATTCTCATATGTTACAGGGATACTTGTTTGCATCGTGCAACCTCCGCCATATGTCTTGTCTTGAGGTGTCCGGGGCCAAGCCCTTGCCAATTATCGTTGGAACGTCGTGACCTTTAACCAACGTGTAAGACGAGATTTTGTTATCGTCAACAAGAAACTCGAATATAAAACGAGAAAGTATGCAGGAACTTCACGAACGCGTCCGCTATCTTGGCCGCCTCCTTGGCACGTCGCTTTCCGATATTGCTAAAAGTATCGGGGTGTTGCCTCAAACATTCAACGGGTATCTGAAAGAGTCGCGCCAAAACAACTTGTGGCCGCTTTTGCCCGAGATTTTGAAGCAGTATCCCCGGCTTTCCCGGCAATGGCTTTACTTCGGAGAGGGGCCGGCCTTGATAGGAATGGGCATTCCGTTGGACCAGCCGGTCCCGCCGGAACTTTTGGCGCAGGCAACCCACGCCGCGGAACAGGACCTCCGGACGCAGGTGGAGCGCTTGACCAGGGAATTGGAGGAAGAAAAGAAAAAGAGAGAGGAACGGGAACAGGAGTTGGACGAGGCGAACCGGATAAATCGCAAGTTGATGACCCGCCTTCTGATTGAAGGCGAGACTTCCAAAGAATCGCAGCCCGCTACAGGCAAGGCGTCAGACGGGCAAAAATAATCCCCTTTGTGCCGAAGTCCAAAGGGGAAACGTGAAGGATTACCCGGCCGGGCGCTTCAAGGCGAAGTTGTCCAGAATATGCCTGAGCGTGGCAACCCCGTTGCAATGTTTCATGTATCCCGTGAACGACACCACCCGCGGCCGGACGTATTCCACGTCTATCCGGCCCAGGGCATAGCGGCGCACCAGGCTTTTGAACAGATGCCTGGCACGTTTCACCGTTCGCTTGCGCGGCAAGGTATGGGTGACAAAATGCCGGTAGCCCACAAAGTCCACCCCGTGACTTGCCGGCCACACGCCCGTCTTGGGGTTCAGGTCCAACCCAGCGAGAGCCAAGAATTTTTGAATGTTTTCCAGACAGGCCCAACACCACGCCTTTGACGGACCAATCAGGACAAAATCATCCATATACCGGACATAGAATTTGACGCCCATGTCATCTTTTATCAGGTGGTCCATGGGGTCCAGTACACGTTGGCCAGCCATTGCGACGTCAACGCCCCGATGGGCAAGCCACGGCCGTTTTCCCCGTAGCCGCGGATGATGCGTTCAAACAGCCACAGAACGTTCCGGTCCGCGAACATGCGACGCAGGCGCGCCAGCAGCATTTCATGGTCAATGGACGGAAAATACTTTGAGACATCCCCTTTCAGGATATAAGGGGTTCCCCATGCCTTGCGCGCGGCAATCAGGAATTGCGTTGTCCGCCGGCTTGCGGCGTGCGTCCCCAAACTCTTCCGGCACGCGTAGGAATCCGCAATAAACCGCCGTTCAAAAACGGCCTCCACTTGGTTCATCAAAGCATGATGCACCACCCGGTCAGAAAAGGCGGGGGCCTGAATGTTCCGCATTTTGCCGTTGGGGTCATGCCGGACAAAGGCGCGAAACGGCCCCGGGGACCAGGTCAGGCCCGCAAGCGACTCCTGAAGCGTGAACAGGTTTTCCTCCAGGTCCCGGGCGAAGGCCAAGACGGCCGGACTGTTTCCCTTCCCGCGCCGGGCCTTGCGCCAGGCGCGCAACAGATTTTCAAACGTGACGACGTCGTCCCAAATATGATTTGCCCGTTTCGGCATGGCATCCCCACAGGGCCGGGGCCACGTTCGGCTTGCGCCTACAGGCCGCCCCGGCCGTCTCCGTGTTCCCCCGGCGCTATTGGCCGGGGCGGAATGCAAACCCCAAATCGCGCTCGGTCCGACGCCGCGAAAGCGCCGGCTTCATGGCGCGCGAGTTGCGAGGCGGACGCCGATGTTCACGCTCAGATTGGACGCGGCGTTATAGAGGTTGAGGCAGAAAAGGCCCGCACCGGACGCCTGATCCCATTCACCGCCGGAATAGGCTTGCACCCCAAAATTGCTTGTCAAAG